CTTTTCTGCTCCATTTTTTAAGACATCATATATAGCATTTTCAATATCTCTTTGAGCTTTTGTACCTACTGCTCCTGGAGCTTTAAATTCTTGCTCATTTCTCATAGATGGTGCAGACATTTGTCCTTCTTTTTCTTTTTGAAAGTCTTTTGGTAAAGAACGTCCATGAGAGTATTCAATAAACTTTTTAGTTTTGATTAACTCTTTGACTTCTTTCTTTAACATTTCATTAAAGTTTTCTTCTAAAGACTTTTTAAAATCTGCAGTATTTTTACCGCTTATTAGTGGTCTTTTATAGTAAAAAGTTAAATTAGTTTTAGTTAATTTACTAGGCCCATCTAGTTTCCATAATCTTGCTTTTGTCTGTTTTCTTGAAACTTGTTTCTTTAAAGCATCGGCAAAAGTTTCCCATTTTAAATCTTCAGGACTAAGATTAATATTATCTTCTGTTAAAGCCTTTGGAACCATTCCACTTCTATTAAAATAGTTTGTTACCACTGCTTCAAGATTTTTTCTCGATATAACAGTTTGTCCTTCATCAAATAGAGCTCCAATATCATAAGTTCCACTTCTCTTTTTACCGTTATCTACAATTTCTTGTGCTAACTTCATTCTTAGCTCTTTGGACATTAAATTACAACTCTATATAAATCTAATACTCTCTTAATATGGTCTGGAAAATCAGTACTTGATTTTATACCTGAAGTTCCTTGGTTACTCATTTGAGCATTACCTAAACTTCTTCTTTCTTTATGCTCGTCTTTCATATAATAATTTACTAAATCAAAGAGTGCTAGTTTTAAATCACTTGGACATGTTGAATATCCTGCTTTGTAAGTAACTTTTACAGAACCTACACCTTTTTTCCAAGAGATTGGATTTCCACTTTCATTAGTTCTTACAATAGCATCTCCATCGAGGTCTGGATAATATTCATATTTTCCAGTAGTAAGCTCTACATATGGACTTCCATAATCAGGTCTTTCTTCTACTTTATCAACCGTAACTAACGGACTTTCACTCATTGTAATGGTGCTTGTGTAGTTGTCATTGATTGTAATAGTTTCAACCTTAGCTGAGGAATAAAAGTCTACAAAACTTGTTCCACAATACTTCTTAACTAAATCAGATACCAGAGGTACCATAACAGCTAGACGGTCGTCATCCTTCTCTCCTCGGAGTCCTTCTGCGTCTTTGTATTCATTTACTGTTATTAAGTCTGCCATAGTTAAAAAGTGTGGGGTTTTAGGTAAACCCCACAAAACCGTTATTAGCTATTAACTAGCTTTGTACTGTAGTACGTGACAAGAAGTCGCGCCATCGATCATGTCAGTGAAACCTAATCTTTGAGAAGCCACTAGGACTCTTCTTTGATTAGCTACTTCATAATCAGACTCAATGGTTATACCTCTAAGTCTTGGCATTACATAGTTTCTTGGGTTAACTGCAAGAGCGTGCATTTTTGAAGTTGCTGCAGCAGCGAACTCATCACACATTAATACTCTTGAACCAAATACAGTTCCAATTTCACCAGTTAGCTTAGTTGCCTGATTACCAACTAGGTTAGCATCTTGGAACTCAGCATCTTCTAGTAATTCGTAGTAGCCTCTTTGTGAGACAACGTATACTACGTCTGAAGGATTAATACCATATTTGCCCATATTCTTTCTAGCACCTAACAACTGAGCTGCTGTTAATTTATCAGAAGCAAAAGCTGTTGCTGATTGAGTCTTGTTAGACCCAGCCATTGTTACAAGACCTTCGAAAGACTTGCCTGCGGTGCCATAGATACCGTCAGCGTGATTACCAACTAAAAGTGCATTTTCAATACCTCTAGCGTGTGATCTCACCATTGACTCTCTAATTAAAGGAAGGATTGGTAAAATAGCATCTTCTTCAGTTTCATTACCTAGGTATGATTGTGAAATTAATTTTTTAGTTGAAAGTGTTCTCTCAGTTAAGTCGACACCTGCTCCATTACCTGGATCATATGCATCGCCTCTTGGGTCTAAGTTACCTTTCGGTGCGCTTCCAGAAGCTGTTTGGTTAGCTGTAAATTCAGCATAACCTGCATCTGGTAAGATTGGGATAATCATATTAGCAGAGTTCATTGGGATTTCTCTAAATAGAGGAGCCAATACTAACTCATTTTGAATATCTCTTTCAATGTTAGTTGAAACGATTTGCTCAAAATCAGCTGATGATACTTCAACACCTGACATTACATTAACTTTTTCCATTAATGATTTTGAATGGTCGTTATTCCAACCTTTTCCTGTAGCAAGACCAGCAAATTTAGCGTCGATTATATCTTCTTTAAATTCTGTTCTCCAGTCTGTGCTTCCTGTTCTATCACCGAAGTGTCTTTTTGACTCACGAATACTCATGATTTCTGATGATTTCTCTACAAGCTGAGCTTCAAGTTCTTTAACTACTTTACCAAGATCTTCTTGTTTTTCGTTAACTCTTTTCTCAACATCTTCAATAAGCCTTTCAGCTCCTGATAATCCTGCTTGGATTACAGTTTTTTGTTCTTCCTGTTTAGCTTCTTGAACAGCTTTTTCTTGAACTTCAACTTCTGCTTGCTTTTCAGCCTGCTCAGTCAAAGCCTTTTCTTCAGCTGCTTTAGCTTCTGCTTGCTTCATAGCAATAGTAGTTGCAGTTTTTTCTGCCACTTCTTTTGCGAATGACTCAAGGTCAAAGCCCGCTTCAGGAGTCTTCTTTTCTTCTGACATTTTAGTCTCCATGTTATGGGATTGCTCCCCGCTTGGCTGCTCAATTTTAACAGCGTCTGCTGCTGCATCTGAGTTAGCCTTAATAAATTGGTTTTGGAATTTTCTATAATCTTCTATATTATCGAATGATTTTGCAATAGAGAATGTTGCTCCCTGATTGCAAGGCACTGATACTACAGAAACTTCAAAAAGTTCCGCGTCCTTAATTTTATATCCATCGGTTTCAGTCATATAATCAGCGTCCTTGACTTTGAAACCAACAGAAAAAGCTCCAAGTACGCCATCTTTAATTAATTCTTTCACATCGCCGGCAGCTTTTGATATCTTTGCAGTTATATCTAAGCCTTTGTCGGTAACTTCTAAATCAGTAGCACGTCCTATAGGTTTATTATAGTCGTGATTAAATAGGATTATTGGATTACCTTTAAAGTTTTCCAATCCGCCTGATTTTGTCCATGCTTGTGCTTCAATTATGTCGCCTGCACGATCTAAATCGATTGTACTTGCGGAGCCTTTGATTTGTAAGCAACCGTCGTCGTCTTCTCCTAAAGATTTGAGATTAGACGTCCAGTGAAATAGTTTATCAGACATTATTTCTCTCCTTTTTTAGTAGCTTTAGGTTCAGGTGCTGTTACTTCCTCTACCTTTGGTGCTACCACCTGGACAGGATAACGTTTATTCATCACTGAAAGTACTCTAGTCCAAGAACCAAATGCTCGTCTAAGCAAAAAGTCTTTAACTGGAACTTCACTTCCAAGTGCTTTATAGTCGGGCAAGCTAATAGTTTCCATGCCTTTGCTGGCGATGAAATCTGAAAGAGCTTTTACCATCATATCTTTTGTCATAATTAGTCCTCTGTTTCTTCGGGCGGTCTTCCGCCTTCTGCTGGATTACTTGCCGAGCCTGCGATATTTGCAGGAACTCTGGGTGTATCGAATCCGTTGATCTTCTCAAGTCGTAAAGCCTCCCTTGCTTCATTCGGTGTTAGTATACCAGTGTTCACAAGTGTAGCGTAGTACGCTGCTTGGTCTTTTAACTCTGGTTGAAGCGCAGGTATTCCTGATACTTCTTCGTCCAGTTTAAAACCGAAGAATCTCTCGAAAGCGTATGCAATCTTATTAATTATTGGCAATACGGTTTCTAAATAATAAAGACGGTGATTAGGGCGAATATTCGCATTATTACCGCCATCCATTAAAATTGGTGGTATTCCTAAAGCCTCTAAGATTATTTTCTCATTTGCTTTAATACCATCTTGGAAATCTAAATCTTTGAAGTTAACTTCTGTAAGATTCTCAACTTCCAATCCACCATCTAAAAATAGTGGACGTCTTCCACCAGACTGTGGATTGTATCTTGCAA